ACTGTAGGCGATGGTGATAAAGCACCATCCTCAATATCACGACTCATAGCGTAGTTAAGCGAACGCTGTTGATCGTATAGGTTTTTTAACTTGCCAAAATAGATAGTGTCGTTACTAACGATGTCATAGTTACCGTAAATCGGTACTAATGGAACGTAATCAAAAACCGTTTCTTCTTCTTCGTCTAACCAGTCGCTTCCATCAAACATTCGAGAATAAACGCGCCAGCTTTCCCTAGTTCTACGCTTCTCGTTTCCGTTTTCGTCAGTTTCCACAAATATACCAGACTGCGCCAGCTCATCTTTTACCGCTTGAAAATCATCATTATCACGATAAACAGATCCGTCAGTCATTCGCACCAATTCTATTTTGCGCGGTTTCCTGTAATAAAGCTTACCAACCGTAACAACTTCTTTTTGATTGTAGTTACTTCTGTTTCCGTAATCGCTTCTGGCATTATCACCAACAGACATACCGCCGCCATCAGGCCATCTAGCGTTATACTCAGCTATCGGCAACGCAACAAGCTTAACAGCCCAGTTAGCATCACTCCTATCTTGCTGTACAGAGGATAAATCAAACCACACAGAATCAACAGCGTTAGGCACATGACGTATAAACAAGTCTTGGTCGAATGAGTCACCATCAACCCACTCTTGGGTTATCTCTAACGCATCAAATCCGCCTATTACGTTAGTGCGACCCATCTTATTAAATACGTCCTCAGCGTTAGATATATTTCTGATGTTGCGAATAACACCATCCAGTAACTTCGCTGTATCTTTTGAGGCTTCACCACCAGACGGGGCAACTCTAACAGTAAAATCGCTTTGTTCTATCTCGCCAGATATACCATCGATGATAGGTGTACACATATCAAAAGTGCCACGGAATCTCCCATCCATTGCAGTTCTTGCGTACTCGTCCCACATACCATCTTTTTCTGTTATGAATCGGCGGGCTTCCCTAACTTCGTCGCGCTGGTATTGCTCTGCGTCCTGCGCTTTCTGTATCATTATCAACACATCGCTGATGTTTGAATAATTCTGCTTTAATGGCATGCTTATTACCTGCAAACTGTTTTGAATTTAAGATTAACTTTCTTTTTCTTGTTTATTATACTCGAATTGTCGAAAGATAGTACAGCGGCATCAAATATGTTGGGGCTAGGTATTTTTAAGCGACTGCCATCACCAAGTAAAATACCCTTTCTCAATTCTTCTTTAGTGTAAAACCTTATCTTGTCGCTGGGCTTTAACGGTAGCTTACAAGCCTCTGCTCGTAACTTTTGAAGCATCTCTGGCTTTATAGACTCACTACAAAAGCTTATCAATTCCTCAGGGTTGTGATATTTACCATGAACAACTGCTTCATACGTTTTATACACTCGGTCAGCAAAATTTGTTATATTTTGTGACTTCTTGTTAGCGAATACATCTTTGTTTAATCTGCCAGCAGCAATGTCAATGCTAGAATTATCAGAGCTAAACACAGCGTTAGGGTAGTGAACCTCAGAGCTTCCTTTATACATGAAAGTATGAACTCTAGTGCCACTAAAATTACTTGTTGCCTGGTCACGTAAAATAGCGCCCAAGCCATCCCCATCCCAACCAAAAGAATCAGCGCCAAAATTAAGAGCATTTCTACAAGCAATATCAAATTTTCTATTGCCATTCTCACCCTCTATTTCATCAAGCCCCATAAATACTACGCCATGCCTTTCTGCATAACCTGCGGCATCACCGCCCACGTCGCTTGGATCAAAACCGACAACCTTGCCACCTGTTGACTCAAACCCTAATTTCTTGTGAGCATCAATACAAGCATCAAACCAATCTGAAACAATCAAGGAGTTCTCCACATCATCATTAAAGGCTCCATGCCAAATATGCTCATACCTAGTCTTGCTCATTCGACCATCATTTACTTTTTCGGTGTCTTTTTCGTATTCTTCCACCAAAGACTTATCGTGCTTAAAAAAAGGATTATCTTCAAAGCCAACCTTAATCAACAGGTGGTATTCATCCTCGTAGTAGCCTTTTCGATCATAATGCGCCTGGTAAGGCACTATAAACTCCTGGCTCATAGGGTCGTTACTCGATAACGCATTCCAGATCAGCCACATTTCAGCCCCATCAACACCACGCAACGTAGGGCCTAAAGTATCAAGTGCGTGTTGACTTGTTTTTGCTGCTTCCTCTAAAAAGAAATACTTATATTTAAACAGTGATTTCATATCCTCAACATTCATTAGTCCGCCAAAGGATATTATGCCGCCGTTCCTGTGGTCTATCTTCCACTTAGATTCAACAGGATTAAAGCCAGCAAAATCTAGCTCACCTATACGCCCATTCATACCACGATATATTGATTGGGATATTGATTTCATTCTTTCACGCAAACAGAATACACCAGCCCCCGACGAATTAACCTCACCGATCATGGCATCCATAGCCATTATTGACTTGGTTCCTGCTCTACCACCAAAAGCACCCTTTACTTTCTTATGTTTCAAAATAAGAGGCTCCAGCTTCTCTATTAACCAAATAGTTGGCTTATCATCAGTGGGCCTCATGTTTCCTATGGTACCTTTCCATTTACGACAAAATGTAGGCACCAACTTACCATTAACCTTATCAACCTCTTTTACTATGCCGTACACTGACTCTTCTAGTTTACCAGCTTGGGCGAGTATTCTTGGCTCTATAGCATCTAAAATCTTAGTTAGAGAACGCATTAGCGGCTCCATGATTTTCATGGTAGCCGTACTTACTTCTAGCTTTTATTATTACGGCGGCAGCATCTAAAAGCACCCCGAAAGATCCAAGGTTAGTCTTCTTGCCGTCAACTCTTATTTGAGCGCGAAAGTTTTTCTTAGTATTACACCAATAAACACCAGACAAACCCAACTCATTTGATTTTCTCAGCGACTGGTTCATGTTATTAGCTCTATGAGTAACATTTCTAATATTTGAAATTCTATTATCTGTCTTGTCATGGTTTATGTGATCTATCACATTAGGCCAAACGCCGTGATATAAAAACCAGCACAACCTATGAACCAAATACTCTTTTTTTAGGAACGTCAACTTCAAATAACCGCGGTAACATTTTGTGCCAACCAAAATGCCATCCCTATAAAGCAAACCATCCTCCGATGAATAATAAAACCTATCTCTTATTTTATTCTCTATTTCTTTATTCATAATTAACCTTGTCATCAGTTAGTCACATTAAAAAGCGGGGCACAGAGGTGACAGCTCTTATTCGGTAATGAACCTAGCCCAGCTTTAACTATATCAACCAGATAAAGCCTCTTCCAGTTTAATAATACGCTCTTTTAAGTCTGTGTATTCTTCTATGTCAATCATGGCCTTGATAGCTTGTATGCAAATATTACCTATATCGCTAGGTATATCTCCATTAGCCATAGCTGTAAGAACATAGTCAGCCTTTACGTGCGGTTTAGCCTCTTGCGGCAAGTCAAACTTAAATATCGGGGCTACGGCTTTTGGCACTGGTGATATGCGAGACAAAACCTCTTTGAACATAAATGTATCGTCTGTATTAACAGCCCTAGACATTAGCTCATCATAAAAATCTGTTTCTGTTTTACCTAACCGCTCCAAAGCCTCTAATATCTTTGTGCGCTCGCTTTTACCCCTTCGCTTTTTTGGTTGCCCTTCTGATGTAAAAGATGTTGAACTCTTTGCCATAACCTAACCCGTAAAAAACCCGTATTTCCTTAATAGTACCACAAAAAAAAGGCACTGTTTAGGTGCCTTATATCTGTACTGAGAGAGGTTAACTAAGCTATTGTTTTTAAACAAAAAGCTCATTTAGCGATTATCGCCTCTAGCTTTCCTATCTTCAATCTTAGCGATTATTCCCTCTAACTCTACTATTCGTTCAGTATTCCTATCTTTCTTTCTGTATGACAACCAATAGAATATTGTGCCGATAACACCAAATATGACTGATGATATAAAACCAAGACCCGTAGCGTTGGCGTTGATAAACTCAAACCAGCCAAGCTCGACAGCTACACCACCAGAAACAGCCAAACCTGTGGCAGTATCACCTATCTGTTTCGTTATCTCGTGCCGCATTTCTCACCCTCCTGCCCGACAAGTAAAGCGTTACACGAATTACAACCCCAAGAATCGAGGTTACGCCCGCGTATAAACTTCCGTATAGCTCGAAGTGCTGTATAAATTCCATTGTGCGATACTACCATCTGAGCTACTCCCGTTAGAACTATTAGCTCATTGTAGTAACTGTAAAAAAACAAGCTGAACCATGTTGATTCAACCGTTAAATCATACACAATCATAATATGGCAAAAACAAGCAAAGCTCAAAAGTAGCGCCTGTTTCCAAGCAATTCTATCAAAAATCAAGAACATAGTCAAGATTACAGCTGTAACACCATCCCACAACACAAACACATTTCGGTTAAAAACATAACTCTCTGTATCTGTAGATGCTGGCAATTGAAATGTTAAATTAAGCACACTAGATAGCACAATGATAAAAGAATGAACTCTGTAACTACTACCGCCAAACACCAATATAAAAATAAAATATACCGCAATTATTCCGGTAAAGTCTAAACTATCCATTAGCTATATGTGGCCCTGTCGCTTGGTCGTGATTTAGATGCTTTCTTTTTTCTTTTCGGTTTGTTGTTATCATCAAGATAAGAATCTGATGCGCTCGAATAGGATGCTAGCGCGTCAGTTTTAGCCGGCTTTTTATCTCTAGTACCTGCTGCCGCCAACTTTTTAGATTTCTTTTTCATTGGTTTTTTATCTCTAGTTCCTGCTGCCATAACATGACTCCTCTAAGTTAATTGGCATAAATCATACCATATTTACTGCTTTTTTAAAACATGCCGTTATCTCTAGCTGCACCACCACCAAAAAGCCAAGTCGCCATAAACCAGCTTCTTGCTCTAAACCAGTGACCAGAATCTTTTAATAAATCACCACACACCGCGCTTGCCTGTAAATTATCACAAACCGCGCCGCACTCAAACAAACCATCATTACAAAGCTCGTCATGGAATATCCACGCAAAGCTATCAACATCCTTTGCCATTGTGGCCCCATCAGACCTGTCGCCGGACTCAACACCAATCCATTTTCTGTACCTAGGACTGTAATAGCATATATTAAGGAAAACTCTGTACCCTAACACCTTCCCGTCATCAGCTTTAATCTTTCGTACGTAATCCCAAATACTTTCTGTTTTAGTGTTTACTATTATGTAATCTTCGCCGTTAAATTCTTTCTTATCCAACATGATAAACCTTAATATATTTTTATTGTGAACTCGCTTGGTAACTTAGTTAAAAGCTCTTTTAGTGTTTTACTGCTGTTAGTAACATCAGGGACGCAATCACCATCAAGAAACTTAACCGAGTCTCCGACCAAGATACAACCCTCAATCTGCCTCGTGTAATTACCAACATGAATTTGTATACCCGTTCGTCCAATTACATTATTAATAGCTATCACATTGCCGTTTTTTTGGCTAAGATGCTTTCGCCCAATATATGTGGTTGGCGGTATACAACTCTCATTTTGCTTGTTATCTTTATAGGGTAGCTCAAGCGTAAAGCACTGAAAGTCACCGTACACTAAACGACCTACAGTGCAGTCTTCTTGATACCACCTGGTTATTATTAAATCCATTTTTACACCTAATACTTGATCAATTAGTGCTTTCTATACACGCAACAACAACATGCATAGAAAGACTATCTTTTATTAAAACGGCGCTTTACCATCATCATTTAGCGGCGGCCATTGCTGCTGTGGCTGCTGCTGAGGTGCGGCCTGTTGATATTGTGGCTGCTGCTGTTGTGGTGATTGTTGTTGTTGCTGTGGTTGCACCACTTGCGGTGAATTAATAAAACCCAACTTAGCATCTTGTAAAATCAGCTTGGGCTTATAATTAGGATCGCTAGCATCTACAATAATTCCCGTTCCTGCAACCTGAACTATAGCACCCTCAACTAAAGCACTGCGGTAAAAATCAATCTGAGCATCCTTGGCAAACAATGCCGCATCGTAGTTAGTCCACACATTTGTTTTCTGTTTAAAGTCGTAGTTCTTCTCGCCCAGGCTAACAAAGAATGTCACTCCGTTAGCGTTTGCGAATTCTCTTGCTGGATTGTTTAATTTTGCTGTAATACTGTGCATTTTTATTTTTCCTCTTTAGTTAACTGCTCGTAAAGGTCGTTCATTTTAGTAATAAATAACCCTGTTTTTTCTTCCATATTTTTTATGAATTCCTCATCACGCTCTACACGCTGTAATAAATAACCAGCATCAACATCAAGCCTAGGATCAAAGCTTAAAAAGTCACACCATTGGCGCTGAGCAATCCAAAGTTGCATCTGTATCTGCTCGTAATAGTCGTTGCTGTAGTTGTCAGTTAAGGCCCTGCGAATTTGAGTTATGGTAGTCGGGCATTTTATCTCTAACATACCATCATCACCAATTAAACCGTCAGGGCTAACACCTAGATGATCACCCTCCGCTATAAAAGCTACCTCCTTTACAGTATTACCGCTTTTAAGCTCATACATAGCCCGAGCTTGCGGCTCTGTCTCAGTTCCCCAACGCATAGCATCGTTTTCAAAGAATGGCTTTGGCTCGCCTGTTAATCTTTCTGCTAGCAATTCCATCATGTAACTTTCTGCCGTTTTGCTTGGAGCTGTACCACGTCCTTTTGATAGTACATCTTTCATTTTTGATGCTGTTATCCTGCCAAGACGCAACTTATGCCATTCTGAGCTACCCTGTTCGCATGTTTCAATTATGTTCATGACTTAGCCACCTTTAAAATTTTATCGAAATCTTTTGTTTTCACCTCATTTAAGTTTTTAAACTTAAACGCTTGACACACTTTAAGACCTTTCTCTGTATACATGCCATTTTCATCACATAGTAATGCTAACAACTGCTCAACCTGGTCTGTGTCAATGGTCAAATCTATTTTTTTACTGCCGTCCCCCTCGTACTCGCCATTTATGTCCTCGCCTGCCCACAAATCCAAACCAAGACCATGCAAGGCTATAGCTTTAGTTAAAGCCCTCATCTGAGCTTTATTTATATCATTAGCTTTTGGAGCTGTTGCCGTTTGATTTTTAAAATCTAACACTGGCATCATTTGAGTTTTTGAAAGGCCGTTGATAGTTACTGTACACTCAACAAAATAACCAACCTCTGTTTTTAGAAATGGTAAGCTATCCCACTTTGTCATTTCCCAAGTTATTTCAGGGAAAAGCTTACTAGCCTCACGAACCGCGTTAGACCATGAAAGATAAGGCAGCTTGCCTTTCATTTGTACCAACGATGATATATCAACATTGTTTAAAACCTTAAATACTTCACTCATCACCTAAAACCTCGTCAATTTCTTCTACTAAATTATTAATCAAGCCCGTAACCTGGTACGCCTTGGTTAAATCATTTTCTATTATCATCTGATGTAACTCTAATAAAGCGGCCTTTTCAGATTTTAACGCTATTTCAGCGCCTTTTTTATCACTTGGTATTCTGTGTATATCCATTACTCACCATCCTCATACAATCTTGTCAGCTCCCTACACTCTTCAATACTACAAACCAACTCGCCATCTTCTTCTACCATTTCCATGTTGCAATACTCACAATAATCCGGCTCTGGCTCGTCGCAGTATTCTGCTATTTGTCTTGATACGTGACAGTAATCATTCATTTCATTTCTCCGCTTCACTTCAATGATGTAACCTTAGCACCATGAAATATTATTGCAAGCTTTTATTTGCAATCTATGCAAAATAATTGTATTATTATTTCAATCAATAACAATTAACTATAACTAAAGGGCAAGATATGAAATTTGCAGACAAATTAAAAAAAGCAATGATAGACAAGAATATAAGTAGCAATAAAGAGCTTAGCGAGCAATGCGGCGTTAGTTATTACATTATCAATAGGCTGCTACGGGATGACTGTAGCTGCCGACTAGGTGACTTAGTGATAGTTGATAACTACCTCAATTCAAACGTATTTAATACAACTAAAGCAGGGGAAAATAATGAGAAAATTAATTAATCAATTAGGCCAGATAGTGGTAATAGGTTTTTTTGTTGTGATTATCATCAACGTAATTATTTTTTAAGGTGATTAAAATGGATAACTTTAATTTTAAAAACCCAGTAATAGCTGGAAGAAACAAAATACTTTCAGATATTAAAAACCAATCCGGCGATCTAGTTGTTGCCGGTAGTGGCTCAGGCCAAACAAGTACAGCTAAAAAAATACGCGATGCTGAGGACGCACTAGAACTCGAAAAACTAGAGAACCAAACACAAACTGATTATTTTAACTATTTACTAGAGTGGTGATATGGAAAGAATAATTGATGCGATACTTTCTTGGCTGCCATGCCTTGACGAATAAACAAAAGCCACTTTTTACAGTGGCTTTTTTATTTTCTACACATTTATATTTAACGGGCATATCTCCGTTAATCTTATAGTTATCGTGTAATCACTACCAAGATTATTATAAACGCAAACTCTATTCATGCCGCTAACGTATTGATGCTTTAAATAAGCGGTTCCTGCGTTAGCTGTAAAACTCAAACCCACCAATAAAAATAATGTTGACTTAATCATGTATATATGCCTCTTTATCTTGCTCTGCTTGTTTGTTATACTAAAATAGCCCAATAAATCCACCAGGAGTAGGATCATGACTACAATCAAAGGTTATTTACCACCGTTACCACCATCACCACCGCCCGAGGTTGCTCGCTCACTCATAGCCTGGTAGTTTAAATACTCCTGCATATGAAAAGCTGCTGCTTTTTCTTTGCCTGCCTCCATAGCTGCTGTCCATTGCTTATGGTGAAAATCTCTTTTTTCTTCATACCATGATTTCATTTTTAAATCTCCATCATTACCCTAAAAAAACTCATAAAAGAAGTCATACCACTAAAGGCGGCCATTCCAATAAAAGCAACAATTGACCAATGACCTATACTGTCAGCATAACCAGTAGCAAGCATTGAAACAAAAAACACAACCGCGCTTACTATAAAAATTACAATAGCCTTATTCATTGTTACCCCTCTTATTTTAGTTAATGCCGTTAAAAAGTGCGTCAATATCACTTTCTTCATGATCAATATCATCATGAACAAATATATACCCGACATGCTCACCACTCTCAACCTCATCGATATTGTTTGCTTCTATGTTGCGACCACACACAGGGCAATAAATTACAGCATTACTCATTTCAAACCCTTTATTGTTTGTTGTTGTCAAGATTTATCAACAGTGATTCTGTAAATCACATTGCCGCTTTCATCACTAACTACGATAGGCTCACCGAACTTTAACCCATGTTCAGCAACAGCACATATAGCATCCATTGTTACATCAGTTTTATTTTTGCCCCATAAGTTACCCTTAATTACATTTCCTGCGTATATTTTTCCTGTTACTGGACTCATAGCTATTTTTAATTTACTCATTTCAAACCCCTTATTGTTTGTTGTTTAACTGCTTGTTTTTGAATTCATCCATGCCTTGTAGTAAGTTTTTCATGGATTGCGCTTTTTGTTTTTTGTGCTCCTGCAATTCCACTAGACCAGGCAACGAGCTAGGAAGCATTTCTAGCGGTGTATTTTGGTAAGTGGCATACATGCTTAT